ATACATTCTCCAGCAAAAAATATAGAGTAAAAGTACATGAAGCGGGGACAGTCCTTTAGGACGTTAGAGTATGACTAAATGACATATAAGTACATTACTTCAACGACCCATTAGGGTTCCCTTCAACATCTGACCCCTTAATAATAGACAACCATAAAGACATGTAAACTACTTACTAATCATATCTCTCTTGTCAGGTGAAACCTGATCTGAATGATATAAAACATAAGTAACTCTATTGATCTACTATACTGTTCACTCATTTAACATGTTCAGTGTCACTGAACATTCATCTATAATGAACACCTCATCCTGATCACTAATCGTCTACTCTATTGTCTACTCATGAATGGGGGTCTTTCGTTTATGTGGGGAGAACGGAACGAAGTGGAGTGACTAAATGGGGGGAAATTGTTATGTATAGAAAACTAAATAATTTATACACGATAGAGTTCTTATGTATAAAGAGTATACATTATCTTATCGTAATGTGGATTACTGTAATGACCATTACAATACTGTATAAGATATGTGGTAATTAATGGGACATATCCTTTATAGGAATGTAAGAGTGTAGGATAAATTTATGAGGTGAATTCCGTAGTGACAACGGAGGACTATGAACCGAATGAATTGATCTTATACTCTTTTGTTTATTACATATAATATTATTATATTTGTACTATGGAAAAACCATTTACTATATATCTTGACATTGACGGTGTTCTTGTTAGTTATCTTAAACTAATGGATAGGGATCCTGATGGTAAACATTCTTTCATCCCTAAATCTGTTGAGGTCCTTAATAGTATCATCTCTATGTTTGATGCCCATATATGTATTGTTTCTACTTGGGGTCGTCCTTATTGGAACGGATCTAAAGATGGTAATGAATTTAAGGACTTCTTGATTAGTAGAGGTATTATTGTAAATGGTCTTACGTTTGGTGATCCTGATGATCGTGCTGGGTTTGTTATCAAACGTAAATCAGAGGGTTATTCCAAGTTTCTCATTATTGATGATGAAGTTCTTGAATACTACAATAAAGTGTCTGAGATTGGATATAATCGTATTCTTCCCGTAAACTCTTGGAGGTGTCTTGATGACTATGATCTAATTGCTGTTAGTAGGAACTTTGAGAGATTATCTTCAGACTCTTATTAATACCTCATCTTTACAATTAATCAGTATTGTTTAAATAACCCATAGGATTATTATCTACCACATAACTTGAGATCTCCATTAAATCTATTTCTGACGATACAGTAAAACTCACATTAATAGTTTGGTATTCTATTGGTATGTTAATACGGTTAACTCTAACTTTAAACATAATCTCAGGTAGATACATTTTTAACATAGATTCTGTTTTATCAACCAAGTTTTTTATTAAGAAATCACCAAAACGATATAGATCCACACTATTTCCGTAGTCATATGTGATATCCACATAATATACATTATCCACATATGTTACTTCACACGGGTTTTTTATCCCATCAAGAAGTGATTCTATGTATTTAGTTAGATCTTCCATGCCATGTAATATAAAACATTAACAACATATTGTATGCTACCTTTTGGGAAGTAAGTATCTAATACTTCATCCACCGCTATCTTAATGTGTTTTCGTACTAAGTCATTGTTATGACTATAATCCTTAGCTCGTATCTTAATCACATAAACCCCTCTGTTGTACTGAACTTTATAGTCAACATCTAAATCCATTCTGTCATCAAGAATGGATGATATGTAATTAGATAGATCTTTCATAAGGTTAATATATATTAAATCCCCCACTTTATTAATAAGGGTGTATGATAAATTTATGAGGTGAATTCCGAAACGCCAGTGTAGGACTATGAACCGAATGAATTGATCATACAGTCTTGAATTCTATTGCGAACACATATGGAAACATATCTGACATATCTTCCTTTATCATTTCCCTTACGGTCTTTTTTCCTATACCCCGTTCTCTTTTAAGGTATTGTTCGTATTCTCTATTTGAGATGTATATATTGATCAACACAACCCCAAAATATTCCACCAATCCCGTCTTAACCTCAAAACTATTATATGGTAATGGGCAGATTATTTTAAAGTATTCTGATATTGTATGTTCTAACTTAGTCATCTTCTTGGTTTAATTACATACTCATGTAAAATCGGTATGGTGACGTCATTTGGGTAATTGATATATTTTACTTTAACCACGAACTCTAATTGTGGAAGATACGTTTTTAACTGCACTCGTATGTTTCTAACGTCTTTGTTATCTCTTTCATAGTTAATTCTATATAACACCCAACTTCCTTTAAGATCTACGTTCACATCAATTCTATACACCCCATCTTCACGCAAACGGATCTCTAACGGGAGATTAAACTCATCAATAAGGGTTTCTATGTATTTGGATAGATCTTTCATTTATACAAAGATATGTTTAATTTTGTACTTAATATCATCATTAGGAAAATAAATCCCTAAAATTCGTCTAACAGTTACTGAATTGGATAATTCAATGAAGCCTTTTTCTGCATGGTGATAGTTAAAGGTTTTTCTAGTTATAGTAATAACATATGCGTCACCATCTTTATTCACATTTAATCCTCCGATTACCCCATCAAAAAGGGATTCTATATATTTGGATAGATCTTTCATTATTTCTTCTTATTATCGATGTTAATCTTAACAGCATACTCTATGGTACCTTTTGGGATGTATTGATCAATGCTCTCCGCAATTGCGTTTTGGAGTAGGAGTTTTACAGAATTATTCGTATATCTAATGTCTGTTAGAAAAACATCAATTACATAAACATCTCCGCCATTGTAGGTGACTTGATAATCAAATGCGGCGTTGTCAAGAAGTGAGTGGATGTAACCTGATAGATCTTTCATACCGCTAAGATAAAAAAAATCCCCCATCTTTACAAGTGGAGGATCAAATTTATAGTCGACTATATCCGTTTACTTTATCAACTTTCTTTTTGTATAACTTTTCAAATATTTTACCCATCATTTTACTATCAAGATGTAATAATCTATCATCACTAATCATACTATGAATATCTTTAGCAAAATCCCAATTATACTCTAATCTTTTATATTTAGGAAAATATTTCATAATTGGGGTGTTCCACACACCTGTATCATCCGTTTCATAATAAGTTATTTCACCTTCATCATTAGAAGAAAAATCTATTGAGTAAGTTTCCTTAATAAACTTAACTAAAACATTTACCAACCTCTCATCGTTGGTTAATGGTTTTTTACCAAACATGTTTTTGAACATGTCTTTTATTCCCATCACTTCGTGTATTCTTGATATGTTTTCTTGTAAGTTCATTACTTTGTCTTTTTAACACAGTTAGGGTATCGTTTACCAAACATTGTCTTCATACCTTTTTGGGTATACCCTTTCCAACATCTTTCTTGAAGTTCCTGTGATGAGTGTTCTACATCGTTCGAGAGTATATCTTGTACCTCATCGTTGTGTTGGTTGGTTAAAGCATCTTTGTGTTGTGAGAAGTCATCTTTTGTAAGTTTTCTACCCATTCTTTTTTCCAAACAACTCATACATAAAGTATTTGAATTATTTCCGTATTCATTCCAAATGTTGTCATTAACCATGTACATTTGATAATCAGGATCACCACAATCCTCACAAGTAAATCTTTTTATATCGTCGTTAGTATTTCGATTTTTTTTCTTTGTAAAGAAATTTTGTAGATCATCAAGTAAACCTTCTTTAGTTTCATCTTCGTAAAGACGATTATTTTTTTTACATTGCCTAATCCAGTACATCACGGTTGATTCTCTATATTTTTCATCAATATACTCTTCGATGTACTTACTGGCAACGTCCCATTCGTCATCAGTTACTATATCATAAAACCAAGCATGATATAAATCCTCTAAAGTTCTTTCGTAAATTGTATTAAGAAAATGATCAGGATGTCTATAGTCACAAATACGTTTTGAAAATCTACTTCTTACAGTTGTAAACAAATCATCTATTAAATTGTGTCTTCTTAAAACTTGTGGTGGTATTTTTGACTCAGATAACTGTTCAGAGTTTGACTTTTTTACATATTTTTTACAATCCAATAAACCATCGGCGATAGATACATATATTGTAAATGGAATTAATTCTTCAATGTGATTTTGAAGTTCCTCGCGGTAAGAAGACTTAAGAAATTTTTCCGTCATTAAAATAATAAGATATTGATCTTTGAGGTTATCAATTTTCTTAACCACCATTTTACATACATCAAAATCAACATAATCAAGTGCGATCTTTTCAATTAGATTTGAGTGATCGTGATTTGAGGCTCTCTTGGATGTCTCTTCCCTTAATACTTTTTTAATATGTCCTTTGAGATTCATATTAGATAAATACGCGGTAAACGTATTTAATCCTCTATCTTGAACACAAAAATGATAATCATCATTGATGTTGCGAACAACCCAATCCCCATACTTAAAATTTGTTCTAATTCCATATTATTGTAGTTTATTATTTAAAGTTTCAGGATAAACATTTTGATATGTAACATTAAAATCATCCTCTGTCAAGTTAAGATGACTTTTGATTTCACTTCTTAAATAATTTCTATCAATACCCTTATGAATCATAGCATACAACCCATCAGTTAATTTTATATGGACTAATATGTGGATATTGTAATGAGGCTTACGTTTTATATTCTTCTTAGTGATCTGTATAGTCAAATCGTCTCTATGTGAGTAAACGACTTTTGTAAAAGTGTGAAGTATTTTTGACAGATCTTTTTTCATATCAAAAACAAATATAATAAAATTATTTGACTAATCCCAATAACCACCTTCAATAGTTTCCATCATCCAAGAAATGATTGATAGTAACTCTTCATTGGTTAGATTGTTAATTGATGTTAGGTATTGCTCTGTTTGTTCTGTATGACCGTATTCATCTTCTTCATATCCCCATATTTCAACAGCAATTTGTTCTCTATCTTGAACTAATATGTCATTAACATACTTGGTGTTACTCAATGGTAATCTTAATGCGAAAAGAGATCCATAATCCCCATTACTCATCCCATCATGTTCTAAAACAAATTCTCTAATATATTGTTTTAATATGTCTTTGGGGTTATCCATTTGTTTTATCAACGACCTAACTTTATTGAAGTCTAATCCTGTCATTTCAATAAAGTCGTATAGTCCTTGGTTTTCTATTATCTTAATTAAAGATTTTTCTTTATTGGAGCCTTCGTTCAAACTTTGATTACCACCATAAAATTTATCGTGTAATTCTTCAACTTCACTAAGAGAAAAACTCCCACTTCCGATTAGATCAATGTTTTCTCCATTTATTTCTTCAACGGTAAAATAATTTGCGTTGAATATCGTACTATCCTCAAACTTACTTTTAAATGCACTATGTTGTGCATCATCATATAAGTACTTAATCATAGACTTGAAATCTTCGTTTTCTTCAGGTGTTAGTTTGTTTTCATCATATAAGACATTTATTATAGGCCAATGGTTAGTCTTAACAATATTACTATGTCTACCAATTATTTCATAATCTAAAGGAAATTCTATATCTTCATAAGCAATAACAGGATAATAAAAAGTAATTGTTCCTGTTAGTTTCTCAAATAAAGAACCCATTTCAGGGTCATCTTTGAATATTCTTTTGAGTGTTGGGATTCCTCCAACCAAATCCGCAGCGTTAAAAATATCACTATCTTTGATAACTTGTTTCAACTCCTGTTGGACTCTATTCTCTTTTAAGATATGTCTGATTAGTTCTCTCACAGATATTGTTGTAAATCGTATTTATCTATAATTTGATCAAATATTTGTTTTCTAAATCTCTTACCAAGAATATTTCTTGTTGGTATAAAGGAGTAACCAAATCCATAATCACCTGAGGTACCAACAACTCTCCATAGTTTTTGTCCGTTTTTTTGACTAATAAATGAATGAGCCCTCGCAGTAAACTTATAGTTTGAGCCCCTACTACGCCAATTAAAATCGCCTAACAAAACTTCTTCTTGAATGCGAATTCTAGTGTTTATAGGTAAACCTAATGATTGTATAATCAAATCATCAATATACATATTCATTCCATTCTCAGTAATCTTAATGGGTTCAAAACCTGTAATATTGTAGAACTCCATGACATCACCATTGTATAACATTTTTACCAAATTATCATACCCACCGACTTTTTCTACAGTTTCAGCTATTCCATCGTCTTCGATGGATTGTCTAAGTTCATCCTTAACTTTACTTTCGTTTAATATTTTTCTAATTAGTTCTCTCATTGTCCTTTCAATCTTCTGTATTCAGCAGCATTAAGTTGTTCTAAATAAGTTTGTTCAATCCATCCTGGTAATCTCTCTTCCCACCACAATATATCTTCCATTTTATATTTTCCCAATTTAAGAATGTATTCTATCATTTCTTCTTCAGTTACATCATCAGGTTTTGTTATCGGTGGAAAACAAATATCACCGTCAGTATTAGATATATCAAGTTCAGGGATGTAAATATCATTTCTACCCATCTTTTTTTGGATTTCACCTAAATAAGTATCATCAAACCATTCTTCAAGAAGGTATTTTAAATAACTTACTCTCATTGGAAGATCTGTGGTTAAATCATCAAATACATTTTTTGGGACTCTCGTAATCCCCCTGTTAAAACTCATTTCTTCAGTTTTTCTGTTGTCGTCATCATCATTACCGAAATATAAAACAACATCTAATATTTCTTTTCCGTTTTTACAAAATTCAAAACTATGTGTTGATTCATAATGTTTTTTATGATATATTTGTGCACCATCAAAATAGTCATTTAACCATCTGTAGACAAGTCGTTCTATCTTTGGTGTAGCTTTAACATATTTTCTACTAACTTCTTCTTTTAATATGTGTCTAATCAATTCTTTCATTACATTACTTCATATAGAAACTTTTTAATTGTTCTAACAATTTTTTGTCTGTACGGGTCATATTCATTAGCAAAATTGTGTGTAAGTTCAATAACATTATTTTCGTCTAACATATTCAAAATGACTCTTACTTGTCTTTTTTTATTATCCCACATGGAAACACCATAATACTCATCTCCTACTTTGAAGTATACCTCTTTAAATTTAATGTTGTCATCGATATTTACTTCATTGATTTCATATCTTCTAAGCAAGAAATTCATAACCTTTTGATCGATCTCTTCGGTTTCTTCTTTTAATACCATCTCAATTAAATTTCTCATACAAATCTAAATTCTTCAACGTCAATTTTTTTAGGGTCACCCCATTTATCAAATTCTTTTAAATCATCAGGTATTACACTATAAACTTCATTTAGATATTTTTGGAATTTCATGAATTCCTCAAATTTTTCTCTTTGAGTTAATAGTAGTGTAAGGTCTAAAATTGAGAATTGATACGCAAATAATTCACTCTTTGCATACGATCTTTTTACTGAGATTTCAGACTTATAGAATTCAGCAACTTTATCCATATCACAAACAATATTAACTTTGATGTAAAGTGCTGTATTCAATTCCGAAATAAAATCTACACCAACAACAAAAGGATATTCTCTTTTGACTATCTTTACTGCGGCTCTAACACCATTTTTAATTACTTCAGGATCTTTAGTACCTTCAGTCTCCTCAATCAATATATTTCTAATAATTTCTTTCATCACAATCTTTGTATTCCTGGATCAAGTTCACCACAATTATCAATAAATCTTGGCATGTACAAATTTACATTTATTTCTCTAATTTCTTTTGCTTGTTCTTCTATGTCTGACATGACATAGGACATATTTTTTGAAGACCATTGTGTAAGTCCACCTTCCATTGTTAGTTCAACTCGGTATTCATCAGCATAATCATTATATATCACATCAATATAACAAATGTTTGGTAAGTCTCTTGTCAATAATAGATCTTGGATAAACTCAATGTTTTTTTTATGAATGTCTTCGGTTGTAGACGTATTCATAATTTCAGGAGATCCCGTTTCCTCTTGTAATATTTTTTTGATTAGGTTTCTCATATTAAACCATTCCTGTTAATCGATAATATTTTTTCATATCACCAACGGTTAAAGGTGATGATACAGGTTTACCTAATTTTCTATTAAAACCTGGATTTGCTTTTGCCACTTTTTCAGCTGATAATCCTTTTGCTTGTAATACAAAATCATCAGGTTTTCCTGCGGCAACAGGGAAGAAGTTATATAGATATAGATCGGCAGCATTTTTGATTTTACCACGTTGATAACCGCTTAACCAAAAATCTTTAATCGCATCCATCTGAGCTTCCAAATTACCACCTAATTCTTCAATAGTATAAGTTTTACCGTTAACGGTTTTTGTTCTACCACCACCAGGACAAAACTGAATTAAACCAACACAACCAATACTATTCTTTATACTTGGATCCAAACCTGATTCATGTTTCATCAATTTAATGATTGAATTTTCATCTATCTTAATTGCGTTGGATATTTCTTTGAGTTTCTTCTTGAAGATTGGGTCATTTAATAATTTCTGTCCTTTCGCCGACACTTTACCAATTGAAGTATTACTTTTACTCTCTTCATCGCTTTTAGGTGTTTCTTGACTTGATGTATCGGAAGCAGGAGTCTCGCCTTTGGCGTAAGATTTAAGGTCATCCATTAGTTTGGTAAAAGAAGTTTTTGCTAAATCACCCACTTGTGTCAATGCATCGGCAAATTGGTTTTCTTCAATAACTCTGAGAACAATCCTTTTGATATCTTGTTCGTTTAAATCTACAATTCTTTTCATATTGATAAATATTACTATAAAACTTTATGAACACAAGATTTCATAATAATTTTATCTTGAGGAATTCTGAAACTATTCTGATTTTTCAATAATACTATAAATTATAGCATTTCCATTTTGGTTGATCCAATCACAAGCTTGGTTTTCAGTTTCAAAACTTAAGTTTGGGACTTCTTGTGGTGGGTTAGTTTCTAAATCAATTATATAATACATACTAAGAAAAAGTTACTGTTAATGTTTGAGTTGGTTGACCGCAGGCAGACCCATTTAAACCACCCCAGTTGGCATTTTTAATCATTGGTCTTACTGTATAAGTTGTTCCACCACCACAATCACAAGTACCAGAACTTGTTAAATATATTGAGTTAGCATCTGGAGTTCCTTGAACACATCCATGAATTACTCTCCAAGTCCTTGACCCAATAACAATTGAAAAGTTAGTTCCTGTAGTTCCTGTTTTTAAAGCATTCGCAACATTTTGAACTAATGGGTCGTTTACTGTTAAAGTAGTTCCTAATGAACTCGATAATGTCATAGTACTATAAGATCCTGTTAATTGTGATCTAAAGCTAGTCCACGCATTTTCTATGGTTGATCCTGGTGCAGCACCACTTGTAAAAGTTTGACTAAAAGTTACTCCAACAGATAGACTTGGCGTAATACTTGGTGTGACAGTTGAGGTTGGGGTTATAGTTGGGGTTACTGTATTAGTTGGTGTTACTGTAGGTGTTGGTGTTTGAGTTTTAGTTGGGGTAATTGTTGGGGTAATTGTAGGTGTATTAGTTGGTGTAACCGTCGGTGTTGGTGTTACGTTAATGTATTTTGTATATGTATCATTATAATATTGTAATATACTTGAGTCAGATAAAGCAGTGTCGTAAATTAACACTTCACCAACATTACCTTGTAGATATTCAGTACTTGTTGTTTTTGCAATCTGTAATGCATTTGTAGTCACGTTATGTCCAACAGGGGTATCAGAACCAACTAAAACACCATTAACCCAAATACTTCTTGTTATTCCGTCGTATTTTGCAACAGCATTGAACCATCCATCTGTTGGTGACACAGAAGTAAAAACAGACAAATCATTACCCCACCAATAGTTTATTAATTGATTAGTTCCACCAGCTCTGAAAGCATTTGACATGTTAAGAGCCCCAAATGGTCCAATACTCATAAATCCGTTTGCATTCCAAACGGTTCCCAATTGGACCCAAATAATAAATGTGTAATTTGAATTTCCTATCGGTAAATTTGATCCTGATGGATTACTGAACCAACCATTAGCACCTGTCGAAAAATAAGTGGGTCCTGTATTACTCCAAGAAATACTTCCTGAGTTTACCATTTCAACGTCATTACCGTTACCACTTAAATCATACCATGTAGTGCCCGCCCCAGAGTAACTACTTGGGTTTGACGCATCTAAGTATAATTTTAAATTTGATACCCATGATGTCCAAAATCCATTGTTATTTAGATAAGTTTTACATTCATTCCCTGTCGTAAATGACTGTCCATAAACAGCATTAACTAAACTAACAAAAGATTCTTCTGTTTTCAACTTCGATCTAAGAAATCTGACGTACGCAGGTATACCAACGGGATTTGGTTGTGTACCAGTAAAATTTGGTCTACATATTATATAACCTAAATCTTCATCAGGTCCCATCCACCAAGTAACACCACCAACACCACCATCATAGTCTATATCATCAACTCCAATCGCTAAGTCACCTAATTGTTCGGTCCCCGAAATTGTAGATCCTGTGTTGAATGCAAAAGGTCTTGATGTCGCCACTGATTACTGCCCGTTTTCTTCTTTAATTTTTCTTTGTAGGATTTTTGTAAATTCATTCATTAACATTTTGATGAACTTAACTGAAGGTGAATCTTCTTGTTCGTGTTCTTTACTTTTGTATTTGTTTTGAGGAGGTCTTGACCCTCTTCCAATATAATTGAGTCCTGAAATATTTGTGATACATTTGTGTCCTCCACTGTTTGCGTCTATTATATCCCAAACACTAATTGTAATTGAATCCAATAGTTGTTTTTGCTCTTCAGTCAATGTATCAAATGGTTCGTCCAAAGCCTCTCTTACATCCTCTAAAACTTCTTCACCATCAACCATCTTTTTAAACTCTTCACCGTAAATTGCTAAGAGATCTTTAAATGTAAATCCTGCAGATTGTTCTCCAAAACTTGAGTCACTTTCAGAAACCCATTTAATAGTTGATAGTTTAACTTTTCGGTCTTTTAATTGTGATTCCCATTTCGATAAAACCTCATCTTTAACTTCACCTAAGTTAATACCTTTGAGTGCTCTGTCTTGTTTGAATGGGTTACATGAAGCTTGTACCATTCCTAACGGCCAACCAATAACTAAGAAGTCAGCATCAGGATAAAGTTTGTAAGGAACGAATCTATCATAAGATCCAGGTCTACCAGCATAACCACCACCATATTGTGTGATCACACCATTTTCAACTTTTCTCTTAGGATATCTTTCCATATCTTTGATGTAAAGTTCTTGGTTTTTAACCATCTCTTCAGTACCTGCAAATCCTTGTTCTTTAGCATCTTGTTTGATTGTGTTTAATATACTAAGTAAAGATGGTTGTGCGTTAAGTACAATTCTTTCCATGAAACCTGGTTTGTTTTTGTAAGCCAATAAGATTTTGTTAACCATCAAACCTAGTGCTCTTTTGTTTTTCTTTAGATCTTCATCTTTATCTAATTTGAAGATGTAGTTCATCACCTGATCAGGTGTTACGTTATATTTAAGATAGTCGGCTGAGTCGACCATAGTGATTAGTTCAACGTCGTCAGCAGGAAATATTTCTTTTGGTGAAATTACTTTGGAAATAGTTTCAACGTTTGATCTTGAAGGTCTGAAGTTGGTTGCCGTTCCTGGCTCAACACCAGCTTGTGTATCGTGGTGGTCTGTGTGAATAACGAACATTGGTTTACCGTGAGCAAAGTCTACCAACACTGGCATTGTGTCACCTTGAGCGTCAAGTTTCTTAACCGCGAATTCTCTTGCTCCGTATTGTATAACCTCAGCATCAACAACTTTGATACCATTTTGTTCGAGATAGTTTTTCATACCTAAAGCAGTAGTCACACCATCTAAGTCTTGGTGAAAATAAATCTTTGCTTTAGGATATCTTTTTGCCAATTCTTTCATTCCCCTGATACCACTTTCAGATAGAATGTTTTTCTTCAAAATAAGATTTTGTTTTTCCATAATAATAAATACTACGATTTTTTGATTATCTTTGTAGTATGAAACTATTTAGATACTTACTCATTTACTGGACCACCAAAGATGCCATGATGGCAGCTAAGATTTATCAAATGATTTATTTTGGTATCAACGCACCTGTTGAGAATTCTTTTTTTGACGATGAGTTAGAGTATGAGTATTCTACCGTCGAAACTCCACCAGCACCAAAGGTTTCTAACAAGAAGCAAGAGATTATAGACTCACTAAACTATCTCAAAAGCAAACAAGTTAAGACCAAACAAGACAAAGAGTCCATATATTCTTTGGGGATGGTCTTAAAGAATATGAAATAAAAAACCCCACCTTTTGAGTGGGGTTCCATAACCGTATTGTTTGTATTACGCTTCTTGTTCTACAGTTTGTTCAACCATTTCCGACATTTGGATATCAAAAGTTAAGGTAACTTTTTCACTTACTAATACACCGCCTGTTTCTAATGGTGCATTCCATGTAAGATCGAAATCATTTCTATTGATTGTACCTGTGATTTCCCATCCGTGTTTAGTGTTTCCCCAAGGATCAACACTCATACCGTTATACTCAGTGTTAAGTTCGATGTCTTTAGTGATTCCTTTGATCGTAACACTACCTGTAACTGTTTTCATATCTTCAGTCATCTTACCTGCAAAAGTGATTGTAGGGTTCTCCTCTACGTTAAAGAAGTCCGCTGACTTAAGGTGATTGTCTCTGTCCACATTCCCTGTGTTAATAGAGTTAGTGTTAATAGAGACGAATACACTACCGTCTTCTTGTACACCACCACCAAAGGTACTGAAATTACCTTTAACCGTAGAAATCATTAAGTGTTTTACTTTAAACCCAACTTCTGAGTGTGCTGAATCGATTATTAATTTTTTCATTTTAATTTAATTTTTGTTTATTTTCTAATAAAAATATAGTTTTTTGTTTTTGACTTGTAAACGAATAATTTCTTGACCTATGATAAGACTTACCGTATAAATTTGGTATCGTAGTAAGTAGCAACATAGTCAGCACTTAAAAGTGGGTATTGAGCAATCACTTGATCAATATCTTCATAATATTCTTCAGTTTCATGGTATATTTCTGCCTGTGGTAAGAATTCATCAATATATTCATTTATTGCTTCATTAACATCAACATTTTCACCATTTTTTGTTGCTGATATTGGAACAACGGTATTTTTAATATAAAACGAATCTGCGTCAAAATACTCAGTTTTAAATCCAACGGATTTTATATTGATGACCCATCTTCTATATCCAACAAATGGAGTTCCTGTAATGAATTTAATTTCTTTAACGGAATCAAAAACTTTTTGTATTTTATTTTTAACCTCATTATTAAAATATAATTCTGGCGTTTTATCTAACAACACCTCAGATTCTAAATTAAGATTTATATATTCTGAAAATTCTTCAACAATGTCATATAGTTCACTTTCAACTATTGGGTAGTAGTAAGGAACATCATTTGGGTTCTCTAATTTAAATCGGATGGGATAAAACTCTATAATTAATTTATGTGGTGTCCCAAATTCACCGACCGAAACAGGAATACATTTTAACCCGTGAAGATCTATAACACCTCCGACAAATTTTTTAAATAATTTAAGTATTTTTTCTTCGTTCATTATACAAACATTTGAGCTTCTTTTTCTCTACGAATCTGTAATCCAGGGAATTGTTTGAATAGGTTACTACTTGTGTTTGCGATTTCTTGTCTCGCAGTTTCAAAATCACCTTTCTTGATTGATTGTAAAAAGTCTTTAGTTCTAATACCAGGTCCCATATTATATGCCATAGAAACCAAAGTGTTATACATACCTTGAGTTAATTCAGGTTTAATACCTTGTTCTTCCCATTCATCTAATATCTTATTGATAATTCCCTCAGCGATTTTAATATCATCTTTTAATAAAGTGTCCGCCTGAGCTTTAGTTATTCTTGTAACACCAGGTTTAATTTTATTATAGTTTGGAAGGAAGTCATACCCTTCATTTTCACCTTTAAATATGGCGTGTCCATAACCAATCGTATATGCCCCATCACCAAGATCGTATGCTCTTAATACAGGTTCTCCTTTATCTCTGATTGATCCTTCTTCCCACTTCAAATGATTTAATAAGGTTTCATCTGATTTACGAATTCTTTCGTATTTTGGTTTGATATCTTCGAGAGCTTTTTTCTCCACTTTCTGTATAGTCTCCAATGGTGGATTAAGGACTCTGTAAATTAGTTTCAGACCAACAACACCCATAAGTGCAAAGATCACATATTCCATGATCTTTAACTTTGTATTGTCTGGTAGTTCTTTAATTTTATCACGGACTGTTCTAAGAAATTCAATGGCATCTTCTTTTGTTTTAACCCATCTACTCGCCTGTTTGATTTGATCTTTGGCTGTGGTGAAGTCCCATACCATATCAGGTTCTCTTTCTTCATCCTCACTTAGTAATGACAAAGAAAAAACCATCTCATCCAATATCTGAATGTAGTTCATTTTGGCGTTTACCAAATCTAATTGTTCCTCTGTTAAAATTACCTTCACTTCTTATTACTTTTTCTTTCTTCCCTGACAATGAGCCCTTTGGGAAAATCCTTTGGGGTTATTACAGTCGATTGATTTTTTATATTTTTCAGACCATTTCTCATTCATCTCACCTGATAATTTGTTTTTCCAAAAATTAAAGAGTTCCTTATCGTCGTATCTTTTTTCTTTTTGGTCCCAACCGCAATCATGACATAGATAAGGATGTTTATCACCCTCTTCTTTTTTCCAAGAATGTTCACACTTTTCACATACTATTTTTTCTGTGAAAATCTGATCAGCTTGTTTTTCGGTTATTATTATTTTCATTCTTCGCAATTTGAATCTTCATATAATCCGTATAGATAGTCATAGTACTTATTCTCCACATATAATTCAACGTCCTCTCTCACTTCCCACATTTCTTCTGTTGGTCCTTTTCTACCTTCATTATCTTCTTCATCGTCTTCATTATCACAATATCCTTCATCACAATAATAAAAACCTAAAGCCTGTCCAATACAAAAGTCAGCATAATCTTCAGGACCATCAAACGTACAAGGATCTTGTATCTCCGTTTGACCTTCAATTAGTTTATCAATCTTTTCAAGTTCAATTCCTCGTCTTAATAACCTAAGACTTAGTTCTTGTGATTCTGTTATTATGTATTTCATAACTCAACAGGTTGTTTTGTTTTATTATCGTAGATGGTAAATGGATCAGCAATAATTACCCAATCAACATAATAGTATTTTTTGCTCTTGTCCCAAGCACCTTCATTTCTTTTTACTTGGATTGTTTTCCATCCAATGTCGGGTCTACCCATAATTAAATCGGTACCAAAATTCATGTCAATAACATCACCATCACCTCCTTGATAACCAACCGTGAATCCCATATCCTGCAATTCTTCTTTTACTTTCTCTTCTGCGGCTTCACCAACTCTGGATGTTTGTGTAATGTTTTTAGTGTAATCAAATAGGTCTTGGGTATTTTTGAAGTGGTCTTTAATTAGTTGGGGTAATTCGTATTTGATTTGATTTAATCCTTTTTTGGGATCTTGGAGAATATTCATTATCAATTGTCTGTCGTTAGTTTTACTGATAAGATCAGTTAAAAACTCAGATAAGTCTCTGTGATTGGTATTTAATTTATTAACTGGATGCCATACACCATTAACTTTTACAATACCATTATTCTCAATTTTTTCTTCAATAAACTTATCTCTTTTATCTTGAGTTATTTTACCAAGTTTGGTGAGAATTCTAACACCCTTTTTAAATTTTTCTTTTTCCTCATCACTGAACTTAACGAAAAGTGGTTTAAGGGTGCTAATGATTAGGTCTTTCATTTGTAGACCTTTATCGTCATGTAACCAGAATCCTGTAGATGATATACTTCTACATAAAGTATATTTGGGTCTATTACCTGCAAATCGTTTACAGGTATAGTAATTATCCTCTTCTTCTAATAAGACCTTGCTGTGGAATTTTCTTAATTCTTCTCTGATTAAATCTCTCATCAATAATAAATATCAACACTCCGAAAGTTTATGCTTATTCTTTCGAGTATAGACTTTTTTTGAGGGTACAGATTTTTGGATCATCTTTCTTCTGACGATCTGAGCAACGTGTCTAAGTGATAAACCATTGATTGTAATTTCTTCCTTTTTCATAGTCCACAAATATAATAACATTTATACAGACTACCAAATTATTGTGTCAATTTTATTTCACCTAATTCAACACCGAATGTACTGTTTTCGAACAGGTCATGGTAAATAATAACCGTTTTATCTTTGAAATCATAAATTATATTACCTGTGGATCCTTCGTTGATCTCCCATCCAGAATAATACGCATCTAAAATTTCATAAGTAATATTTTCTAAAACTTCAGGTATATCATTATCTTGAATATATCCGCTATCACCACCTCCATTATATTCAACCGTGATTTCATCGCCGTATTTATTTTTAATATCATCAACAAATTCTTGATTCCCCAATAGTTTTAAATATTTGTAAGTAGACCATTCACTTCTTTCTATAGCTGAGATTCTATCAAAAGTTTGTTCGTTATTATGTTCATGGGTTTCCATAAATTCAACGTCTACTTGAAAGTTTATGGTCATTGTTTCGGCATCGTAAATAATATTGATCGTAGCATTTCCAGTACAGTTTTCACACTCCATGTGTCTTGCAAAATCTAATTCCTGGAGTTCTGTTTCAAGTATATCTTCAAGTACTCGAACCTCTTCTCTGAAGTTTTGTAGTCCGTCGACTTCTCTTCCTCGAGAATAAGGTCCGTATGGTGAATCCATATAACCACCGTATTCGTACGTATAATTTTGCCACTCCAATGTTGAAGCGTCTTCAGAAATTAAAAAGTTGTTAAATCTTTTGAATTTTTTATATTGTTCTGGTGATAATTTCATGATCTTTTTAACTATAAATATATTAGTCTTCAAACTCTAACTTAATAGTCTTTGTAACCCACAAAGGTCTTTCATTTGAAATCAAGATTTTAATCCAATCAGATGCTGACGGTACAATACCATTACAATCCTCTTTTACATGTTGTTCGCCAACATATCTAGTATAAACCGTCTTACCGTCACTATTCTTGAACTCAGCACCAAACTTTTCTTGTAGTTCGAATATGCCCTCACTATGATGTCTAAATGCTCTGTGTAAAGAATGTCCATACCATCCTTTAGTTTCATCAATCCAATTATGAAGATGAATGTAATCTTCCCATTTTCCACCAAACTTTTTAGCGGAACTTTTAGCATGAAGTATTGGGTGTGCCATTATGTTATGTTTTTTAATTCTCTTGCCGAGTCGATGTAATTTTTTATCGTAAAATAAACTTCTTTTTTATCTTGATCCGTTTCAAAGTGTTCAGGCACTTTTGATTCTAACTCTTCGAACAAGTAATCTTTCATCCTTCTCTTAGACTCGTGTAAAAAATAAGGACAACTACCTAACTTTAGGTATTGTTTATTTAATTTTTCGACTTCGGTTATAGGATAATTCCTAACCAAATAATAGAAAAGATTTTTATTAACTTCCACTATCAAAAAATAATGGTAAAAGAATAGAGTTAAATAAAAAAAGGGGTTGAGACCCCTTTTATTTTAAGAATTTTAGTTTGTATAGTGTTGAAAACAACAACTCTTGGACCGTATCGATCTGATTTTGTAAATAAGAATCTTTCACTGACTTTCTTTTTTCAGTAATCATTTTGTTCAAATCAGTTAAATATGAAATACATTTTGCAACCGATTCAAATTTATCCATATCATAAGTTTCGTAGTTTGTAACTAAACCATATCTACCTTGAAAGGATTCGATTAAACCATCAACTAACGCATCAATACCCTCATAATACCCTTGAAGTGCTTTGTGAGCTGCGTAAGATCCTGCTCCTTTTGTACCTAAATGGAATATGTGTACCTGTGTTTGTGAGTGTAGTAATCTTGAAACCATTTCATCAAAATCAGAATTTTGTCCTCCGTCTCCTTCGGTTTCTTCTGTCTCAGTTTCATTCTCTTCTTCTTGTTCCATCAAAATTCTTTTGATTTCTTCAAGAAACGTATCAGTTAAATCTTTTTTGTTCATAATCTATTTTTAATAATAAATATCTGTGAGTTTCTATTTCTCAACTAAATCTTTATCATGTATGATCACAAGTTCTTTTCCAAAGAACGGATCTAACTCTCTCATTTTTCTTTCAATCTCAGGATAATCAGTCCAAACTTTAACTCCTTCGTTCTCGGGACTATAATCATTATCAACCAAATATTGAACTACCGAGTTTTCTTCGGTTGTTATGAAACCGTGAGCAAAGTATCTTGGGACATACACCTCATCACCTTCATTCATCTCAAAGAAAAATACTTTATTGTAATCTTCAGATACAGGTCTCATATCGATAACGAAGTCCAATATCTTACCTGAGATCACTTTAATTAGTTTGGCTTGAGCGTATTCATTCTTTTGGAAGTGTAACCCCCGAAGTGTGTATTTACGGGGGTTTATGCTAATATTACTCTGTAACCAATTCTTATCTAATTTGGCAAGATCCAATGGACTGAATGTTCCTCGTTTATCTCTGAAAACTCTGTTCTCAATAAAATGTGCTTTCTCCATCATAAAAATTGTATTTCATTTGTTATTGGGTTCCAATCAATGTGCCAAGGTAAATGAGCATAATTGTATCGTTCATTCAATACGGCAGCGTTGAAGTAGTGTGTATGTCCATCGTAGTAGTGTCCATAACCAGTATGGATATGTCCGCAGATATGGATCTTAGGTTTGATTTGTTTAATTCGTTCTGCGAGTAATTCACAACCCAAGTGATCGTTTCGACGACCTTCAACATCATCCAAGAATCCCCAAGCTGGACCGTGAGTAATCAAGATGTCAATATCATCAGGTATCATATCCCATACCGCTTTCAACTCTTCACCATTTCGTGGTAAGTTAAATGCCCAATTATAGAACTCAGGTTGCCATGGGCTACCCCAAATTTTAACAGTATTTACATTAGGATCATGTGGATCACCATCACCAACTGTAATCCAATCGTCTTGTAGATAATTGATAGTGTCGTATTCGGATAATATACTTTTGACTTTCTCAACATTGTTTTGAAAACCCCAATCGTGATTACCAGCAATAAACACTTTATGGTGGTAGTAACTTAAATTATTATACCACTTCGCAAACTCACGAATCTCATGTTCATATCCCATAGAAGAAATGTCACCAGCATGTAGTAGTAAATCACCACCCTTCAAATCACCTGTAATGTGTTTGTGTTTGTTGTGAGTATCTGAAATTATTGTAAGTATCATATCTTAATCCATTTATTGTCGTGGTTATACTTGAATGACCCGATGTGTTCTCGGTTCCATTCACTTGGTGATATCAAAGATAAGAATATTTTTCCATCTGTACCATAATATAAGTGATAAATTTTTCCAATTACAGGTTCAAAACTGAATTTTGATTTGTAGACCAAGTCGTTCCACCTGTATTCCTCAATAAGTTTTTCATATTCTTTTTTGAGTTCTTCAAACTTGTCTTCAAATTGTTGATTAACATGATTAACTCTTGGGCTTTTCCAAAACTGAATATCATTTACGACAATTGCTGGTGCACCAACGTTTGATCCATAAGGTAATAGTGCTGGGTTGTCAGCAACATTGTCGGGTTTTTTACTCATTAGTTTTGTGTATTGGGTTTTTACAATTTCCTTTATGTGAACCCCAAATACTTTTTCCATATCCTACTCTAATGTATTCGCAACCTTCGTAAGTAAATTCGGATACACGCTGATAATAATTATCAGTAGTTTTACTTAATTCTTTCGGTGGTTCTACTACTGGTTTAGATTTTTGTTCTTCACAAGACATTAGTAAGATGAATAACATTCCAATCGTAAATCCAAATATCATAATAAATAATGCCCCAACTTCAGGACCTTCTTTAACCATTTTTGGTTCTACTCTAATAACTTTGTTTGAGTCTATTTTAGGTCTTTTCATACCCTAAAAATAAATGATTTGTGTGGATAAATCAACTATGGTTTTGAATAATAATTCATTTTGTTTTGTGCGTTTTGGATCAACCAACCATCGACATTTGGGACTTTTGTTAAGAAGTCCAACTCATATGAATAAGCCCAATACTCTTCTTGGTTTGGGTCCATATTTCTTCCGTAGATCAATAGATGATAACTTTCGTGGATTAGTATTGCACATATGTTATAGATGTTTCCAAAATTCATCTCTGAGGTTGGGATAAGGATTGTGTGTGGTGGTTCAGTTGTGGCAAATGTGTTATTCCAATATCCGATGTTATTACATTTGGTGATGAGGTTATTATATTTAACCGTGTCGTATTTCTGTATGGTATCTAACGCCTGTTGGACTTTACCTTTCCAACCATCTCCAACATCTGCAATGTTAATTTGAGATATAGAGTATGACCAAAACATTAACGATATCAAAAGTTGCCATATTTTCATATTTTGATAATTGCTTCGTGTATGGCTTTTTTAAGTGCCGATGATACCGTCATCTTTTCAAACGGCATCATTCCTTCTTTTACTTCTATCATCATCGCTCTGACTTCTGTTGAAGATTCCCCGATACCTTCATAACATTTCCCGTCGTAGTATAATCTAACCCCAACTTGTGTCATCGCTTCTGTCTTCTCAATACCAACAACTCTAATCGTCGTCTTTGGTAATCCAAAGTAAAACACCTCAACATCAATGTCTTTCCCGTCATCAGACAAACAAAACTTTTCTGATAGTTCTTCTTCAACAATCTGTCTTATACCAAAACGAATGTCTCTGTTTCCCATCTCTCTTAATTTTGCTGTGTTGTAAACTGAATCAACATAAACACATTGTTGTGCTGTTGCAATGTTACCAAGTAGTAACATACCAAATAGTAAGTTTAAGTGTTTCATTTTATTATGAATTTTGTGTAATCAGTTGTTAATGGTTTTTCGTTCTTGAAGTAATATCTCTCCATAGTTTTACCGTATTTAATTGTCTTGTAATATCCGTCAGGTACTGTCGCTCCTGTTGGTAGGACTACTGATTTAGGTGAGTAAACACAACGGATCTCAACGATAACTACCTTATTAGTTTTCGCCAATTGTCTTTCTCTTTCCTCAAGTAATCTCCAAGTCGTTCTGTTCAAATTTTCTTGTTGTAAAGAACAATTTAAGTATGTGAATGTTTTGTATAGAGTTTCTCTATCACAACTAAAACTAGCCGCAGGTGCCAAGTGACCTTTGTCGTATGGATTGTTTACATAATCCAAGTTATCCGATGTTAGGATTGAGTCAACGGTATAAAAGTCCATACCTTTTCTTGATGCAGTTCCGTTAGGACATTGTACTGTGTACCTAATGAATTTTGGTTGTTGTAATTTTTCTGAGTAAACAATCTCAAACATATTTGTTTTGATGTAGATTGAATCTCGTAATGTTTTCTGAGCGAAAACGAATAATGGGAATAGAAATAAAAATAATAGTTTAATTCGCATAGCCTGTTCTTATTAAATAAATGTTTGATGTCCCACTATTTTGGGGACTTTGTATTGTTATGCTTTGAGTTCCTGGATATGTTGACCTTAAATCACCATAAGATGAATTGATTAAGTTCCATTGTATTTGGTTAAATAATCTATAGGTCGGGACACCACTTTCCCAAGGCACGTTAAATGTTTTTTGATATACTTCGTATATATCAGATATTGTCAATATATTATTCCCATTGGTGTTAAGTCTATAATAATCTTTTGATGTGAATCCTTGTGTTAAAATCTTTTGATTAAAGAATTGTGCGTCTGATATAGTTGGGTTTGCAACTGTAAGATTGTCAACAACAATTTGGAAGTTGTAGAGGTTTGCGTTTAGATTTGTTGTGATATTGTATTGTCCGTTAGCATTTGTATTATATGTACCGTGAAGGGTATAGTTAGTTTCACTTGTTAATTTCTTAAATAACTTAACAGGTACGTTTGGTATACCTGTTCCTTCTGAACCATAAACAAACCCAGAATGATTGTAGGGATCAATCGCACCTGTAATATTCGTTTTAAAGTCAAATGTGTTTCCATATGCATATGTTCCACAAAGATTTGGTATGTTAGCATAAACCATAACAAATCTAACATATACAGGTCCATTAAATACTGTTGTTGGTACGGTGAAAGTCGCAGATTTTGTGTGTGTCCCCAACCAAGAAAAATTATATTCGTGAACTAACTCACCTGGATCTGTTAACACACCATTCCCATTAAAGTCGATCCACATCTTAAAGTATTCCATATAATTACCATTGGTCTTTGCAGTATAATTTAAAGAAATACTTTGTCCTGCGGTGATCGTTGGTATTAAAGGTCCGTTTGTATAATTGTAATAACCAGGTGGATTACCCCCTGAACTCGCAGCATAACCATTACTACCGGCAAATGTTTGTCCGTTGATCGTCACACTTTCAACATATTCACAACAAAACGAAGTAGGGTAACTCGTACACAATGTTGATTGTGAATAACCAATAAATGTAATAAAAAGGGCTATTGCCCAACTAATAATCTTGCTCCACATGTTACCGTATAATTAAGTGCGTTTTCTTTTATCGCCCAAGCACCTCCAGCGTTTATGTTAAACTTAAATCTTTTTGTTATGTTGATATTTGTTCCCAAACTAGGTATTACAACATAAGGTGATTTTAATAACAAGTCGTTGTAATAACTAATATAGGGTGAGTAAACAAATAACCCCATCAATTTCATGTCGATTCTTTTTCCGAATCTCAAATCGTACATACCTCCGGCAATTACCGCAGTTCCCAAAAACTCTGTCTTGTAAACTTGTCCGTAAGATACTGTACCCATATATATCGCCTTCAAACTTTTTATCTTTGGGAAGGTTAACATCTGTCCTCCAGCAATTGTTCCGTAGATTGAACCTCTACCTTCAAATCCTACCGATAAGGTTCCTGATAATAAGTTGACAGATCTTTTATTGATCCAAGCATGATATCCTGTCAGGTTTGGTCCTTGTTGTGCTGATACATAATCAATTAGTCCACCACGAGCAGTTTCACCATCCCATCTCATATTGTGATATCCACCTGTTAGTTTTAATCCTGTTCTAACTTCAGAGTTCTGAAAGTTGAAACCCACAAAGTCGCTTGATGCGATTACTGTGGGTTTACCACCTTCCTTATTCTGATTTACTGTTTTTGTTGCCCCTTGTGTGATGTTGGTTTGTCCTCCACCTTGTTCTTCTGTTTGGGTTGTGGTCTCCTCACTATTGGGCGGGTTTCCACCATTATTCCCCACATTAGAACCATTACCACCATTACCACCATTAGAATTAGGGTCAGTTGTAGAACCATTTGGAGTTACTTCTTGTTGGTTAGATCCTTCCACATTCCCATTACTCCCAGTGTTACCAGTGTTCCCAACATTGCCGCTACTATTAGGGTTATTATTATTTTCATTTCCGTTTTGATTTTGGTTTATAGGCGTGACAGCCTGCTGACTTCCATTCTCATTTGATCCACCTTCAGTTGAAGTTCCTCCTGTTGGTGTTGGATTTTGAGTTCCACCATTTGGATTAGTGGTTCCATTTCCTCCGTTGTTTGAACTTGTTTCATTTGTTCCAGAAGTGGTTGTACTTCCTTCATTAGTGTTACTTGTTCCATTATTTTGTATTTGATTGTTATTGGTTGTGGAGTTATTATTATTTCCACTTCCATTTTGGGAACGATTCCCGTTCTTCTTATTACCACCTGAATTGTTGGTGTTAGAAGAATTAGATGCTGCGGTTAATGATCCACTTAAAAAATCTGTTGCTCCGTTTGATAAATCCATCAATGCAGATAATGAATTCAAGAGTCCAACCGTATTAAGTGTCACATCCTGCGTAATGTTTATTTGCCCACCAAGTCCTACAATCTCAGCACAAGGTGATCCGTCATATTGCGAAAAAACTTGGTTAGCCCAAGTTTCAAAAGTTCCATCGGTAAATTGTTGTTGAGTAAAGTTCTCGACAAAACCATAGTACCCCACCGTGACTGAGCCATTGATGGGGACTATGATGTTTTTAATATTTCCTGTACAAGGATCAGTGTAAGAATAGTTATAGGTTTGTGCGTTTGTGTTAAAAAAATTAAACAAAACAAACAATAACGATATTAAGATATTAGTTCTCAATTTGGAAATACACCTTTTGTGATTAGTCTAGAAACAACTCTTGATGATGCCGTCTCTAAGGCTTTCTTTGTAGAAATACCTATTGTTGATTGATTGAATTTTACCTCGTCACTGATGTCTCCTAATATTGATGAGGTTTTAATTGTAACAGCTTCTCCAAGTCCTGATCCTACGATAACTTGACTTGTTTCAGCATCTACGAATTTGATTTGGAGACCTAATCTTGTAGTTTGATTTACGGTTTGTTGTCCATTAACTTTCACAACTTCGTCTTCTGATACTGAGAAATCATATACCTCAATGTATACAAAGTATTTGGCTAAAACAACATTACCTTTCACCTCTATTTTGTTTGAAGATACTCCCTTGTCTGATGCTTTGTCTTGCGCAATCATTCTTTGTTTGATCTCCTCTTTTTCTTCAGTGAAAATAAATCTGTTAGTATATTCCAAATATTCAATTACAATATTTGTTACACCAAGACCTACTCTTTTATCTTTTAACTCAGGATACATTTCATATAGTTCCTCATTGATACCAATCTTTAACAATTGGATAGGGACCTGAATCTTTCCATCGTAGTCTGCTACCGCATCTATTGATTGTTTTTTCTCAAACTCAGCCTGATATTGTTCTGTCTTAACAGAGCCAATACCCCCTCCGTTTTGAGGGGGCTGGGCTTGTAATGTTTTACATCCAATCAAAAAGAATGGTAATATGTAAAGTAGGTTTTTCATTATCCTTCTACTTCTTCTTCGTCGTTAGTTTGGTTTTTTCCTGACAAGTATTTGTCAACTGAAGCAATTCCAAATGAACCTAAAGTGATCCATAAGAAACCATCATAGATGAATTTATTGATTGGCATTTCTTGTCCGTGTAATCCTGTATAGATATCAACACCAAGACAAATTACCATCATTATAAATGATCCGAAACCTACGATTGATTTTTCGTTGATATCATTTTGATCCATAAACATTCTTACGAAGAATGATTTTTTTGTTTTCTTTTGTGCCATTTTATTTTTAATTTATTTTTTATTTATTTTTTTATTACCAAGATTCTTCTTCAACCTTTTTTGGTTTTTCAGGTTGTGTTGTTGGTTTCTCAACTACTCTTTCGATTACGTGAGTTCCTCCACCGTTTTCAACCTTTTGTTTGTTCTCTTGATTTTGTTGAACGTTTACAACTACAGGAGCCGCAGCAGGTGCCGCTTGTTCAGTTTTTGTTTCTTCAGCGGGTTCGTCTTGACCACCACCATATAACGTTACTCCTAACCAAGTTCCACCACCAGCAATTACAGTTGATAATGTTCCGACAATGGTCTTTCTTAGTCCTGACCATGTTCCATCGTTTTCTTGTTCTTCTGACATTTTTGTTTTTATTTATTTGGGTTTATTGTTTTACAACTTTACTTACTTTAACTCCGTCATTCTCCAAACTTAAAGTCACCATGTAAAGACCAGGTTCTAATTGACCTAAGTTCTCGTTGTAAGCGTACTTACCATTTGGTAATTGACCGTCTAAGATTGTAATTACTTTTCTACCAATTACATCGTAAATTGATAGGTTAGCGTTTGTTGTTTCTTCTACTTCGAAAGTTACCGTAATATCTGAAGTAGTTGGGTTAGGGAAAACTTCGATTGTGTTTCCATTTACATTACCCATTGTACTTTTCAATACTTGTAAGATTCCGTTGGTAGGTGTGATTGTTAGATCTTCAGATTGAGTAGTACCTGCAAACTTCAATGAAGTATACAAAGGACTTTCTTCCCAAAGATTTTGTGGTTGTCTTGCAATGAATTGTAATGTTACAACTTCATCCCCGTCTTGAAGTGTTTGTTCGTTGTTTGTTTTATCAAACCCTCCCCAATCAACTTGGTCATCATTAGCATTGATGTATGTAATCCATTCCATCGCGTTTGATGAAGAAATTACACCTTTGAATGTCAACAATGTTGTGTCATACTTTAACCCGAACTGAAGTGCTGATAATTCTTCTCCGTTTGTAAAAACTTTAACGGGAAGATTTACCAAGTTACCCGCATCTACCGTAATGTTTGGGACATTAACTTCAATAGTTGCCGTTGGGAAATCGTACTCAACCTTTGTGTCAATCACATTATAGATTTGTGATTGTAAACCTGGTAGTGGTCCAACCAATACTTCAATCGGAGTAACACGAGCCATGTTGTAACCTGTACCGTTAGCATCACCAGGAACCATAACATAATATGTTACAGATGTTGTACCTGGTAAGATCTCAAACGTGAAGTTAGTCACACCCGCAATTGATGAAGTGAAGTTAGTAGATGAACCGTTGATTGTGTTGTACTCAGATGTTGTAAAGAACTTAACATCCTCAACGTTGTTAGGCCATTGTGTGAATCTACCTGATATTCTACCGAACACACCCCATACATCAGAAATTGATAATGAGTTAGTTCCGTTTACATCAGCGTGGTAGTAATCAAACCCTGACATTGTACCAACACCTAATAACCATTGGTTGATCTGTTGAGCATCAGTCGTAGAGATGATGTTTCCAACACCCATAGTATCACCTTTAACCGCCAACCTTACATCCCAATAAGTCGTGTCTAATGGAACTGAGATTGAGAAGTTACCACTTAAGTCAGTTGTGTATGTTGAGTGTTGAACCCAAGATCCTCCTGTTGATGGTCTTCTTTCTAATGCCAATGATAAGAACTTAGCTGGTGTTCCAGTTACGTTTGTAAATGTTCCTGCAAATTGGAAGTTTTGGAAGATGAAGTTACCACCGTAGTTGTGAACGTTTAGGGTTGTATCCATACCATCTTGTTTCGCCGCTATTGGTTGGAACGTTTGTGCTCCTGTCCAAGTAAGTGGTGTAATAGATGATAAGTTATTGAACACTGCAGGTGCTGCGTGAGTGAAGGTGATTAAAAATCTTTCACCATTCGCTAACGTGTAACTTGCACTTGGTCCTGTATATACTAAAGTGATCGTGATAAACCCATTCGCAGTGTTTGTTACAAATTGAAGGTCAAGGTTTGTCGTTGATCCGATTAGTGATACTGTTGCATTTGTAAACGCAGTATTGTCGTAGAATAATCTAAACTGAATACCCGCATACTTTGTTAGAGTTGTATTCTGTAATGTAACTTTAGCTGTTGTGTTACCTTGTGCAGTTGTCCCAACTTGATATTGGGAAGCAATGATACCCCACACACCATTTGATGGAGCTTGGGGAACCGTTTGTGAAATACCAATAAATGGTAATGTAAGTAAAAGTCCAAATAATAGACCTTTTAGTTTTTTCATTAACGTGGTTCTTAAGTTTTAGTTTTTATTTGTAATCAGAAATCTACCTTTTAGTTTCCAATTGTTTTTTTTATTTTCTCGTATGGCACTTGCAGAACAATTAAAGAATTTTGCGGCATCTTTAGAATTCAAGAATTCGTATTCATCTCCGGTAATTATGTCAATGATTCTCAAGTGAACCTTACTATTTGACAATTTTTGTTTTTCTAACCAATCGTCATTTTTGAATTTTCCACCATAATTAGGGTTATTAACACCTGAACTACTTTTAGAAATTTTTTCTATTATTAAATCTCTTTTGGGATTGTTTGAAATTGTGTCTCCTCCTTTGGCAATTTTTACGATATTATACTTAGGGTTTTGATTTAGATAAAAAGTTTCTCTTTCGAGTAAATGTTCTAACTTACATTCTTCAATAATTTCAAATCTAAAATTATTTTCACCATACTTATTCCAAGATCTTTGTAATAGAATATTTTGGTGGTTGTTAGATTTTAATTTTTGTAAATGTTCTCTCCACCTTCTTCTAATATTTTTAGATGAACCCACATAAAAATTACCGTTGATTTGATTAACAATCTTGTAAATCCCAATTTCCATTATTTAATATCTGAACTTTCAATTAGTGTATACGTAAAAGAGTTTCCGTGAATGTCACGAGCCTTTCTACAGATCTTCATAAACTCTTCGAAGTCTGCAGCTTTTTTAAACACAGTACAACCTTCCGACCAATTTTCAACATAAGTTGAGTCAGTACCTGCTTTGTGAATGTTAATACCAAACACACCTTCAGCAATTTTACTCTCATCATAAGTCATATCACGATTTGCATCACGATAAACTTTTACGTTCTTTGCTTGTTTAAGTGCCTCGTACTTACCTTGATGAAGACCAATAGAGTGCGAACCTCTATATTGTCCCTCAACTAGTCTTGCAACACCGGCTTTGTTGTGGTATTCCATTACCCCTTTTTTACCAGGATCTGTTGTTCCAGGCCATTCGTGATATTTCCACATACCTGTTTCATCTTTGTAACTTAATGTAATTAAGTCGTCAAACACATTCGTGACTTTTTGTCCCGTTGATGAGTTTCTTATACTAATAATATTTACATCGAACCCTTTGTTTGAAGTGTCCTCGAAGTAAACATACCCTTTGGCTTTAACGGCAGCCTCGACCTGTTCTCTTGTGTATCCCATAAATATGTTTTTTCTATAAGTATCTTAAAGTTGACGATCTGACAATTTTTTTGTCATTAAATCTTTACTTTGTTTATGAATTTACTATTTATAGGAAAATCAAAAATTATGGTACTAAAAGTTGGATCAGAAGGGGCTGATGTAAAAAAACTCCAAGAAAAATTAGGTGTAGAAGCTATAGGTAAATTCGGACCTAAAACTGAAGCGGCTGTTAAAGCATGGCAGAAAGCGAATGGTTTAAAAGATGATGGTATCGTTGGTGATGCTACTTGGTCTAAACTATTTGGCGAAACAAAACCTAAAGCTGAGGTTATTAAAGAGGATGTCGTAATTGCACCTGTAGGTTCACTAAACATCGATAAGTTGAAGGGTCATATTCCTGATACGGTTCTCGCTCAAATACCTGAAACTGCAAAGAAATTTAACATCACAAACAATTTAAGATTGGCTCACTTCTTAGCACAATGTGGTCACGAGTCAGGTAATTTTAAAGCTGTAAGTGAGAACTTAAATTACTCTGCGGATGGTTTGAAAAAGATCTTCGGTAAGTACTTCCCTGGCAACTTAAATGAATCTTATGCTCGTCAACCTGAAAAGATCGCATCTCGTGTTTATGCATCAAGAATGGGTAATGGTGATGAAGCATCGAAGGAAGGATTCAAATTCAGAGGAAGAGGTTACATTCAACTTACAGGTAAAAATAATTACACAAACTTTTCTAAATTCATTGGTGAAGATTGTGTTACTAATCCTGATTTAGTTGCAACCAAATATCCATTGGCATCTGCAGCATTCTTCTTTGACTCAAATAAATTGTGGTCAATCTGTGATAAAGGTGCAGATGACGCTACGGTGACAGCAGTAACAAAAAGAGTTAATGGTGGAACTATTGGGTTAGCAGACAGGATCAAACACTTTAAAGAATATTATAACTTACTTAAATAAAACAAAAAACCCCGACTCAAATCGGGGTTTTTTTATGATATAATATTTATCTCACTTGTTGTTTCAATAACTACTCTTGCTCCACAACTCAAGAGTGGTTTGGCATCAACACCATGTCCTCCATATATAATTTTAGATGGACCTAAGATTTCAACTTCATTACAATAGGTATTTGTTTTACCTTCTTTTATTGTAATCACAGGTAGATCAGTTCCTTTTGTTTTGTTAGATCTGATATGGTGTTGATTAACATGAATACGTTTTACTTTTGGTCGTGCCATTTCCAACCTAATAATAGTTTGGTAAAGAATCTGTAAATTGCGTTTGGTTTTTCTTCAAAGAAAATGTGAAAACTTTTACCAATTTTATAGTAACCAACTTGCTTTTTCAAACCAGGGATATTTGGTACTTCTTCTGATCTCATAACAAATTCTTCATTTAGATCAAACTTAGGTTCTTTTTTCTTTCTTGGTTTGTATGATCTTTTTTTCTTCTCACCCGAAGGTGTTGGCTTTGGTTTTGTACTTCTATGTGTTTCTTTTAATACTTCTTTTTCCATTATTTTTTTCCTAAAAAATAGTTAATTTTTTGATTTTGTAAATCATTTACTTTGGGTTTCTTTTTTGTAATCTATCCAACTTATCCAAAATCCAATACCAACAATAATGTTCATACCAAAAGACGCTAATATTTCATAAACATCTTCATAAACATTCATTGTTAGATGGATATGACCTACCATCCAAAATGGTATTGATAAATTGGAAGAAACCCAAAGAAGAAGATATTTTAGAAATTTCATTTTCTAATGGTTAATACTTCTTTATTGTAGTAGTCATCAAACCCATCCAAATAGTTGGTGATTGATTTTGTTTTATCTGTTCCAATAACCTCATCAATCAAACCGAATTCAACCGCTTCATCTGAAGTGTACCATCTATCTCTCGCAGAGAAATCTAAGACCTCTTGGAATGTTTTACCACAATTCTCCGCCAACATTTTGAATAGGATGTAATTGTATTTCTCACCCTCCATTTGGTTAATTCGTGTATCTTGGATATTCCCGTGTGTTCCATGACTTACTTGGTGAGTCATTACTTTTGAATGGATAAGTGATGATCTTTTACCTTTTGTTCCTGATGATAATAGAACAGATCCCATCGAAGCACACATACCCAAATTTGTGGTTACGATATCTGAATTCACATAGTTCATCAAGTCTACAATACCAAGACCACACATAACAGATCCACCAGGGCTATTGATATAAAGTGTGATGTCCTTCTTCTCAACTGAATCCAAGAACAATAATTGTGCTTGTACAATGTCAGACATTCTTTGATTTACCGGTCCTGATAACCACAAGATACGATCACGCATCAATCTCGAGAAGATATCGATTTGTGTTGCCCTTAATTCTCTTTCCTCCAAAATGTAGGGGGTTAGTGATGCTTCAAACTGGTCTAACGCCAGTGTACTAATTCCTTCGCTCTTTGCGAAACTTCTAAACTCTTTTCCGTAATTCATCTTTTCTTTTCACTTAATTCTTTATATCTTTCATAATCACCTTTCTTATCATAACCTTGTGTTACAACATACTCTAAGGTTATCAATTCTCGGTATTCCTCATTAGTTAGATTACCTCTTAAGTCTTCAACTATCTCATCGTATATCTCTTCAAATGTTCTTTCCATTTTAATGATATTTTATCGTTGGGTATTCTATAATGTTAACGTGTTTTCTACACACTTGATAATGTTTATCTAAAACCTCATCAAGTAACGCTTCTTTTGTTTCACCAGTGTATATCATATAGAAACCACCATATCCCATATCAACACTATAACCAATATCTTTCCATCTACCAAACCACCCTTTTCTTTGGAGGTAGTAAGAGTCTTTGTTAGTTTTTACAAATCTGATTTTAATTGTTCTCATAGTTTAATCAATTACATCCGCCAAGTACTGACCTGGACCTAATTTAACTTTGTATAAAGTTTGACCTTGTGGTGCTTCCATTTGATCCATCTCGTCCATCCAATTATCCCAATTTTTCTCCAATAAGTCAACAAACGCATCGTTGTTTCCTCTGTCTTTGTATCGTTGAATGTATTCATCTTTGATATCTCTGTTTGGGTAAACTAATACAAATGGAATACCTTTTTTAAGAAGTGCGTCTCTCACATCTTTATGTGATGATACCAAGATCTTATCTACCTTTGGATCCTCAATGTTCCTTTCAATGTGTTCAATGTAGTTATCAGGAAAATGTTTCTTATCAAACTTTGAACTATCGCTGTCCAACACATTTCTATCTGTAGTGTTGAAGTAGGTTGTCTTCCCTACACCGGGAAATGCTGAATATACTTTTGTCTTCATATTATTTAATTGTTATTTCAATGTTAGTCGCTCGTTTTGGTGGTTTAGGTGGTGGAGGAGCTTGTCTACCTTCACCAGTAAATGGTTTACTATTACTCTTTGTTTTTCCTTCTTTAATTGGTTGTGGTTTCATATCTATTTTAATTGTTTTTTCCAAGTTTTCTTGAACTAATCTATCAATTTCAGGGTCACCGTGTTGGTCTAACCAGTCCGAGATTATGTTGTTTTTTTTCATAATTATACTTTTTCGTATGTTAATTCAAAAATGTCAGGCTTACACGGATAAAATTCACCCTTAATTCCTTTGATTATGTAGTCACCAGGACATACAATATGCCAACCTTCTAGTGTTGGGCAGTTATTGTGTTTGGATGCCTTGTTTCCACATTGTTGACATATCCATTCGGTGTCAGAATCAATTGGGTGTGTATTCGCTTCGGGAACATCTCCATTTTTAAACCATTGTTCCGCATCAATAATTACGGGTTTTTTTCTGTATTTCATAATTCAATGTTTTTTTTTACCAACTATCTATGTCTGTTAATACTAATTCAATTTTTACCAAGTGACTATACACAGTGATCTCAGGACCAATACCATTTGATGTATACTTCCAAGTGAATTGTCCATACTCTCCGTGTAATGCCTTGATATGTGATTTCCATTGATCAAACATTTCTTGTTGTTTATCGTTTAACTCAAACGATATTTTTGTGTTATTTTTTTCCATATTTTTTATTTAATCAAATCCGAAATATAAATCTCTACCTAAATCATTCACATTCGCACCTTGCAACAATTCAATGAGTTTCTGTTTTGTTTCTCTACACATACCAAATCCATATTTTCTGTATTTGTATGTTCGTTCAAATGTATTGATCGGGAATGAACTTGTTTCATCAATTACCAATTTTTTGTTGGTTAAATCTTCAAAGAAGGAAGGATGATACATATATTTCCATTCCGTACTATCACCATCAACTTCTTTGTAGTATGCAAACTTAACAATAGTAAAATCAAATCCTCTTAACATTTCTTCAACACTACAAAATCTTGATCTAACCAATTCAATTTTTTTCTTTGTGTTTTTGTTTGAGAAACAGACAGCATTGTCATTCTCGTATACAAATAGATAATCCTCATTTTTTCTGTAAAAATCAAGTGCTTCATTGAAATCTTCTTTTGTTTCAAAGAAAATATCAATGTCTCTGAATTTCTTATTTGAGAAAATGTCTTTAAAACACCCACCAGCAATAAATCCTTTATGATTTGACATGTAAGGGTCTAACTTTCTGCATTTGAAAAAGGAGTCGTTTCCTTTAACTATGAATTTATTTTCCATTTTTTTATTTTAATGGTGATCAATAATTACTTACTTTAATTAACTTATCCTCTTCTTTTGAAATTTCATAATCGCGATAATCATTAGAATCTGTAGGTGAATTAAGGTTATATGTGTAGAAATCGTCACTATAAACTTTTATACAAATTATAATGTTTGGTTTTTGTTCCACATCTGTTTTTATGTAAACAACATCACCGATATTGAATTTATTATTAATTTCCATACCTTAATTCTAATCTTTATATTTGTAATTGTCAAACTTTTTGTTTTTACTTTTAACTCTCCATCTAATGGTTACCATAGGTATGTTAAGTATTTTAGATGCTTCACCCGCAGACCTATATTCCACATTATCAATTATTATAGGTATGTTCTGTTCTCCATTGTATGTTCCCTTTCTTTTCTCACTTAATCTCTTTTTTGTTTCTTCAGTGTGTTGCCTACCAAAAAAAGGGTTATCGTCATTACTTCTCGGTCTACATTTATTACAATGAGTGTGACCGTAACCTATTCTTTTACCACATTCACAATAGACATAAGTTAAACCTCCCTTCCAATTAGGATTTTGTTCTTTATCATAACTTCTTCTATTATCTAATGATTTTTTTACAATTTCTTTAGGTATTTTTTTACCTTTCCAAAATCCTTCTTTACCATACATTCCATTTTTTTCACCAGATACACTTTCACTTCTCATTTTTCTTTCATCATCACTGATATTATCCCAATACTTTTTTGTTGAGATTCTTTGATTTTCAACCCAAATTTCATCATACTTGATAAATTCGGATAGGTCACCACCAGTACCTCCTTCAGTTAAATTATATCCGTTTTCAATCGTCTTAAATCTATCAATCCAAAAAATCTCTTTTTCATTCAACTCATCTTTATTAGAACACTCTTCTAAAATAGTTTTAGAGAAATTTTCTAACCCATATTTTTTTATCGCTAACTTAATCAACTTACCACTCCCAAAATATTTCTCAAATGATAATCCGCTATATTGTCCAATATAAGATTTACCATTTATATTGTTTTTGATTTCATACACTAAAAACTTTTTCATATTGATTTACTTTAAGGTTTATCCTTTAATATAAATATCTGAAGTTTTGGAAAAGTTAATTAGAAAGTGGCATTTTGATAGTCGGGTGTGATTGGTAGTTTTTAAGTGTGAAATCACCAATAACATAAGATTCTATAGATGGTCTTGACCCTTCATATGTTGGGAATGGGTTAAGAGTCGGTAACTCAAATGGTTCTCTTGTTAATTGTTCTTTTACACCATCAATCTGATTTAGATAAATGTGACAATCACCCATATTCGTAATCAACTCATCAGGAACCATATTAACCTCCTTTGCTAATATTGTTAAAAGTAATCCATAAGATGCCAAATTAAATGGTGTTCCAAGTGGAACATCTTGGCTTCTAGCATTATACATTAAAGAGATTGCTCTGGTTGGTATTTTGTAAGGTGTGTTATCCACATTAGTTGGGACCATCGTATCAGCTAATGGACCATATTTTTCTTTCCATATTGGAAATGCTATTTTATATCTCTCTTCCAAACTCAACTCTCTTGTATAAACTTGGAATCCATAATGACAAGGTGGAAGCACTTGTTTTGGTAAATCTGATGGGTTCCACGCAGTAACCATTAATCGTCTTGAATCAGGATTTGTTCTAAGGTCATTGATCAGGTTTTGGATTTGGTCTATACCTGTTATTGTAATATCGTAAACACCATCCCCCGTTTCATTTGGTATTTGTTTGAAATCCTTACCCCAACTTCTCCATTGTGATCCATAAATTTTTCCCAATTCTCCAAACTTCTTAGCAAACTCATCATCTGTTTTGATTTTGTCAATAAACTCTTGATAAGTACAACCTTTAATCAATTGTCTTGATTGCTGTTCACAGTAGTTCTTATACGCATCACCATCCCAAATATGACAACCATTATCAACAAGGAACTTGATGTTTGTATCACCACGAAGGAACCATAATAACT